GAGTGGGCTATAGCAGCAGCCTGTGCCTGTTCCTCAGTTAAGAATTGAGTTTGTTGTGCAAGATTATTTGATTGTCCTGTTAATCTTAAAAAACCCTCTCGCAAAGTAATAAATAATTTAACAATATTTGCAAGTCCGTTTGCAAGCAAACCAAATGTCATCAACAATATTGGTCCAACTGCACCAAGTCCGGCAACAAGAATTGTAATAATTTTTTTACTTCTATCAGATAAGTTGTTAAACCCGTCAGCAATCTTACTTAAAAATTCAACAATTGGTGTAGCGGTTTTTAAGAATTGTTCTCCAACTGGTGCAATTGAAACTTTAAGATTTTCCATTGCGGATTTAAATTTTGTAGATGTTGATTTTTCAATTACTCCAAATTCTGAACTTGCAGTATTTGCTAAATCTTCAATTGACATTCCTGCTAAATCTAAAACCCTAGAAGCCTGACTTCCTTCTTTTGTAATGTTTGCAAATAATGCAGAAACTCTTGCTACCTGAAATTTTCCAAACAATGTTTCTAATGCCTGTGCTCTATTGAGTGGATCAAGTTTATCTAATGAGCGAGCAAAGGTATCAATTGTTTTACTTAAATCTCCTCTATTGTCCACAACAATGCTCTTAAGATTTATTCCTAATTTAGAAAACATTTCAGTTGCTGCTCTTGATGGATTAATTAATGAAGAAAGTCCAGACTTTAATGCGTTTGCACCTTCTGCTGCATTAATTCCGCCTTCTTTCATTGCTGTAATAAAATAAGTTAAATCTTCAACATCTCCACCAAGTTGTTTGATTACTGGTGCCACTCTTGGAATTGCTTGAGTTATGTCGTCAAGAGATGTAACTGTTTGGTTTTCTACAGAGTTTAAAAAGTTAATCTTTGCGCTAAGTTCTTCAGTTGATATACCAAATGCATTTTGTAATGCTATTGTAGTTTTTAATGCTTGAGATTGATCAATTTGTCCTAAAACTGCAAGCCTTGTTGCTTCACGAGTTTGACGCATAAGTGCTGCACCTTTAAAGCCTGCTGCTGCTGCTTCAGAAGCAAGAGCCATTGTGTCTGAAAGGGCTACACCATATTTTGTAAATATAAGTCCCAATGTTTGAATATCTTTTAATGCTGCTTGTGATTGAATCGGTGTAGTAAATAAATCTCCATATACTTTTTTGAAACTAATTGCTTGTTTTTCTATGTCCATAAAAGTTCTTGCTGCAACAGAACCAAGCATTGTAAGTGGAATTGTAAAACCAACCATTAACTGACGGCCAGCCCATTGTGTATTCTTACCAAAATTTAAAAGGTTTGTAGATCCTTGTTTCATTAACTGATTAAAGAGTGCTTGTTTTTGCGCTGCAACTGCTGTTTTTGTACTTAAGTTTTCCATGTCTAGAGTTAATGGTTTAATAGCAATCGTCTGCATTGCTCCATTGGCATCTCTACCAAGTTTTATATATTGTGTTTGTAGTGTTTTTACTTTTTCTTTGGCAACTTTTTCAATTGTGTCAAATTCTGATCTGAACAATCTACCGAAAGTTTTTGTTGCTCCGCCAGCATATCTAAAATATTCTCTTGTTGAAAACTTATTTTTTTCAAGTGAAGAGTTAAAAGTTTCAGCAGAAGTTTGAATTTTTCTTAAAGATGCTGAAAACTGATTTGTAGCATTTATATCATTAATTAAATTCTTTTGTAGATCTCGTGTTGCTAGACTTGCCGTTGCACTAGACTTGGCAATGTTTGTATAAAAGAGCGATATCTGACGCTGTAAAGATTTAAGTTCTGCTAATGCGTTTGATGTATCAATCCCAATGGATATATTGGCATTGACATCGCTCATTTATTACACCTCTTTATTTTTTTATTTTATGCATTAATTACTGAAGACAAAACATCTGAAGCATCATTTAGTTTAACTCCAGAAGCAGCCTCCACAATTTTGTAAACAGTTGGAAGATCAAGTAGTTCTTCTAACTTTTCACGATCATCTGCAATATCTGATTTGTACTGTTTCATAGCAATTTGTACGCAGTCAAGAAGTAGGTCCATTGACTTATCATTATTATCTGCTACTGTTGCAATACCCTCAAATTTCTTCATAAATGGACGAAGTAGTGAGATCTTTAGTGGTCTTACTGCGATCTTTGTGCCGTCAATAAGTACAACGGTGTCTTCATCGGTTTTTGCTGTTGTTGCCATTTGCTTCTCCTTTTGTTAAGTTAGTTAATTATATCATGAATACGTTTATTTTTTAGTTAAATCTTCATAGTCTAGACCCATTCCAATACCAAACCCTGCCCTTGTTGCATTAGGACCTTGTAATGATAATACGTCATTACCATCACTTGTTTGTCCACCACTGAAGACTCTTGCTTTCATGTCTTCCCATTCTTTTTGTCCCCTGCCACTTTCAGAATTATTCTCTAAATCTACCCCTTGAATTGCTGCTAAGAATTTTTTTTCTTCATAGTCTAATTCTCTTTTTGAAGACAAGGTTTGCATAAGTTCTGGTATTGACAGAGAAGTCTCTAGTTCTTCATAGTTTTTCCATATACCCAAAGTAAATACTTCAGACTCTAGTTTGGCTAAATCTAAATCAAACCAACTCTCTTCTTTTTCTTTTGATTGTTCTTTAATCTCTACCTCTGAAGTTGAATTAAATTTAATACCTGCTGCAATTTCAATAATCTTATAAAGTGTGTCAAGGTCAATATGATCGTCTAGATTTAAAAATAAATCTGGGCTATATTGTTTCATACAAACCTTACAACATTCTAAAAGAATATCAATGGATTCTTCATCATTTTTTGAGTTTTCAATAAGCACAAAAATATCCATAAACTCCCTCATATACTTAATCTTTAAAGGGGAGCATGAGATTGTCTGATCATTAAGTAATAAAATGTCCGAAGTATTAAAAACTTTTGTAGCCATTAGTTAATTTTAGCATAAAACAACAAAACCCACTCTCGTTATGAGAGTGGGTTATTGTTTACTTTTTTACTTAGGCACCGACGTAGTTAGTACCAGATCCATCATAGAAGGTACGATCAACGATCTTACCGTATGTTGCTGTTGAATCATCTGGAAGCATACGGAATGAAACTTCAAACATAGAAGCCTCTTCACGCTTTGCTGAAACTGTAACTGCCTCAATTGAAAGAGCACGATATCCAACATATACACGCTCTACTGAGTCAGACTTGTCTCCATCACCAGTTCCTGGACCACATGCAACAAGACCACGCTCAAGTGGTACTTCTCCAATATCTCCTGCTGAGAGTTGAAGAGTACGACCTGCCGATGTATTCTTTGTTCCAGTTAATGCTGAATCTTTTCCTGCGGTTGCAAGAAGTAAATTTTCTAATGTTGCTTCGGCAAAAGCGGTAGCAAGAGAAACTTGCATTCCCTGCTTGTATAGTTTAGCAACGTCAAGAACCTGATCTACGGCTACCTCGCCGAAATCTGGTGTGAAGGTCAATTCAAGACCATTCATTGTATAGCCAACATTTGTAAAGTCTGGATCTATAGAAAGTGTAGACTTGAAAGACTCTGTAGCACTAAATGATGGAATTGCTGTTGCACCTGTTGGTGTAAGTTTGTAGTCTGCAACGAAAATTGCTGCTGCACCTACGATAATATTTGTAGACGTACCACGTGAATATGCCATTTTTAACTCCTTTTTTCAATTTTTTTTCTATATTAAGTTATCAAGACATTATTAGTGCCTTCTCTAAACTATTATATCAGCCTTTTTATGTATAATATGGGGCTAGGTCATTTATAGTATGATAGTCATACTCAATAATAAACTTATTCAAGGTAAGCCCACGTAGGGAAGATAGTTCTGTTAGGTCTCTAACTTCTTCTAGTTGATAGACCTTTATGTCATGAAAATAGACATTTCTAATCAAAGGCACTGATAAATCTAAAAGAGGAGTGTCTCCATCTTGTTTTTTCATTGTCCATCTATTTAGGTCTTCTGCTGCTGCATCTGCTCTATCTAGTAATTGAGATAAAATTGTGCTAACATCTAAAATTTTGCTGGGAGTTGAATATACATAGTACAATAACTGCTCACACTTAAGAGGATACAAAGAACTTCTCCTATATCTAAGAAGTCTATCATATTGAACAATTACGTCTGGCTGTGTATTTAATGCAATTCCTTCATCATCATATTGTGTTGGTATGTCTACTCTGTTTTTACTTAAATCATCAATTGCTGCTGCGTTAGAAGGTATTGTTAAAACACTAAACCCGTATTCATTTAGTGCTGCTTGAATGTAGGCATTTATCCAAACTGGTGGAAAAGGTAAATTTATTACGTCTTTAGTTGCCATTTTATTCTATCCCCACATTAATGTTTGTAATCCAACGATAGCCAACTTCTCTACCTTTTGGTTTTCCAAAATTTGAACCTGACCTTAAATTACTTTTGTATACTCTTGGATTGTTTAAATGATCGTAAATTCCAGAAGCCCTTAAAAATGTTTGTTTAAAATAATAATTTATAAAATTATCAAATGTTTTTTCATAGGAACCTTGAACCCAATCTCCTCCAGGATTTGAAACATTAACTGGATTTTTTGTAAAAATTTGTTCTCCCCCAACATCAAAAGAAAGTACGGAAGCATTTCTTGGTTTAATCACAACTGGTTGACCATACTCCATAATTCTTGCCTTGTTATAGAACGGAACTAAAGATCCCTGTTTAATTGATGTTGACTGTTTAAAATCAGACTTAATAGACAATCCAAGATTGCTTACGGTATGGGTAACTTCAAAAAGTCTTTTAGATGACATTCCAACCTTGCCCCATTCATAAACATGATGCATGGCCATTGGATCTAATTTTGCATTTGCATCAACAAACATTCTTAATGCCTCTACTGTTTCTTTTCCTAAATTATTTAAAAATAATGTTTTTCCTTTTTGTATTCCTTCAATAAATCCAAAAGAATAATTAACAATATTGTTCATCTGTTTAACAAATTTTTTATCATTAAGTATAACTCTCATTAATCAGCCCCACTTTGGTTTTCTGTTCTTCGTAAAACAACTTTATAATAATCTATTGTACCAAAAGGGTTTACAACTGGATCGTAAGTGGCAATTTCATAGATTGTACCTTTTCCAGAACGTTCTCCAGAAGTTTCTTGATATATAAGTTCGTCCGTACTGTTTCTTATGTTTGTAATAATAATGTTTGTAAGTGAGTTATTTTCTTTATTTGTTGATTTGCGAATGTCATTTTTAATTCTTCCAATAAGCATGTTTTCATTTTTTGTAAAAACCTTTGCTTTAATATCTTCTGCTAATGCAGTTCCGCCTGGAGTAAAATTAACAATAACACTTTTGTCAAAAATCCAATTTTTTAAGCCAGAACCATACATATCACGCTGAATAGTTGGATAGTATATGTCTGCAATCATTGGGTATAAAAAGTCTGTTGCTTCGCATGACATTACAAGACTCCGATTTTAACTCTTATATCTGCTATATACTTTGAAAGAATTTTATCAACTAAAAGATTTCCAGTACCATCTAATATTGTTTTATCAAATTGAAGTCTAAATTGATCTGTATTATAACTAGTTACATATCTCTTGTAATAGTCTAACTTGCCACAACGAATATCATCTATAAGCATTAGTGTTGCTTCTTTAATGTCAAGAGGAACTACTTTAAATCCCGTTTCTAAAACAAAAGTAAAGTCTGATTGGTTGTCAAAGGAGTTGCCATAGCCAATTGGTCCAAGCCAGTCTGATTGGGCAGTTGGTAAAAACAAAGGAGCCTGCTCTGATCTATTGTATTCTTCTCCTGGCAAATCTTTAATAACCGCAGTTCCATTATCACTTAACTTAAAAGTAATTCCAAAAATTGCTGGGGTTGCTAAACTACTGTCATAATGAAGAATGTTATTTTCATATACTTTTAAAACTTTATGACTTCTATAATTTATTGGAGCATAGTCAGTTCCAAGTCCTACGTACTCAATTGTTTTCTTTTTATAATAGAATCCCTCTTCAAGAACTGCATCAATAATAGATCTGGCTAAAAATTCTTGTTTTTTATATTCTGCAATTTCAGTTGCTGTTGTTGCTAAATCATTTGGATCGGCATATGGTCTATAAATTTCAAGGCTATCTTGAACAACAATGTCTGCGCCTGCTCCACTTTCGGCTTCATAGATTGTGAGAGTATAAGATCCATCATATTTTACGTAGTCGTCATCTAAAACATAAGATACTTTTTTGTTGGCATTTGAGGTAACTTCTTCTTCAATTTCTGTAAAATCTGGGCTTTCAATAACTAATAAGTAATCAGCATAGGCACTTGGAACATCATAGGTGATAGTGATTGGGTATGGCGGAAGTCTTAGTACTTGCATTATTTAATACCGTAGTGCTTTGCAAGTTCTAAAGCGCTGGCCTCTCTAACTGATTTGTGTTGTAAGTATATATCAACAAACTCTGTTTTAACAATATTATAGCCTTGATCTATGTGTCCATACTTATCAAAATAAAGGTTTTTATCAGAGTAGATTACTGCCTGACTGTTTTGCTCTTTTACTTCAACAATCTTTTCTTGAGTTGTTTTCTTTACAGTTGACATTTTACTCCTTTGTTATTATTATATCAGATTTAATTAAAAAGGGCAGAGAACGAATCCCCTGCCCTAGATAATTGCTTAATGATTAGGAAGCAGCAATGTCCTTGTAGGCAATTGCATCTTCTTCTTCAATTTGAACACCAAAACGTACGAATACGGTGTATTCAATTGTATCTTTCTTTGGAACATATTGACGATTGACGGTAATATCCCGTTGGAATCCCCAAATACGGTTCTGTGGGAAAGTAAGATCGACATAATCTGCTGGGTAGTAAGGAACTTCCATTACGTCAACGCCAAGTACACGAGTGGTACGGGCTCCTCCGAATGTTTGTCCTACGCCATCAAGATAGTCTTGACGATTTGCTTGTGTGCTACCGTTACGGCTTGAGAAAGCCTCAGAAATAGCATCTGCAAGAGTACCGTTGTTACGTACGATGCTTTGGAAAACATCTGTACCTGCATAGAACTTAAGATTGTTCTTAAGTGCACGATACTTACGTGGCATTGCATTGATAATGCCTTGCATAACTGGAGTTGTCCAGTTATCGCTTGTAACTGCTGGAAGAACTGAATCGTGTGCATCTCCATTAGTTGTAACTTTCTTAACAAAGCCTTCCATAATAGAAAGGAATGATCCTGTTGAACCATCTCCGTTAATAGCCAAGTCTTCGATATCATTACCGAATGCGTTGGTCATCAAACGAACAAGATGATCTTCAAGAGCAGCACCTTCAATATTATCTTCTAGACCTTCTGATGTAACTTCCCAATCAAGACGAATCTTTTTGGTTGTTAATTCTACTTTAGAAAAAGTAGCACCAGCGTTTGTATATGCACCACTGCCTTGAGCAGCAGCACGAATTACACGCTCACCAACGTTAACTTTTTCAAGTTCCATTGTATTTGCTCGCATTGTAACTCTACGTCCGTCTTTTGCAAGAACAGTTGCATCCCAAACATAGTCAATAAATTGACGAGCCTGTTCAGGTCGTAGAATTCCACTACCTGCTGCACCCGAAGGATTTACAGCGTTTGGTCCGGATGTGACTCCAGAAAGAGCAGTAGGAATATTTCCTAAAATTCCTGATGCTGGAGTTGCTACTCCACCAATTCCACCAGAGGCAAATCCACCCTCAGCGTTAAAATTGCCTGGGACGGAAACTCCTGGTTGATTTTTAATGATTTCTTCTGACATATTGTTCACCTCCAAGTGAATTTCTACTTAAACAGGTCGGAGTCTGTGAGGAACCGTCCGCCCCATATTGATTTTTGAACCATTTCTGGTTCCTGAACAATCTCACCGAGATCGCCAGACTTGCGGAAAGCGGTGTCTTGCTCTACAGCATCCACTCTCTTTCCAAATTCATTGTAAGAATCCTTAACTTCTTTAACCTCACCGGAAATGTTTTGGATTGACTTACTTAGATCAGCAATTTGAGCCTGTAGGCTTAATACAGTCTCTTCATTTAATGATTTAACCATTGCTGTTAGATCGCCAAAGGCATTAGCAAGAGTATTCTTGATTTCAGCAATTGCTTCAACTGCAGTGTCATCAGATTTAGCGATCTCTTCTGTTTTTTCAACAGTCTCGACAACTTCTTCTGATTTAACAATCTCAGTTTCAACAACTGCTTCATTTGTTTCAACTGCAACAGTTTCTGCAACTTCAGCATCTACGCTTTTAGTTACAACTGTCTCAGTTGCCTCTGGTACGACCTCAACATTATCAACAACGTTTGTTGTCTCTTCTGTCATAGGACTTACCTCCTTTTGCATCTTAATTGCACTAATGCCTTTTGCACTATCAACTAAGAACTTTATCATTTTATCTTTGTCTGTATCAGACTTTTCAACAAAACCTATATTTTTCATTTGACTTCCACTTGTAGGACTTAATTCAAAATCATTATCTGAAATCATAATTAGTCCAGATTCTTTATCCCAAAAAACATTTTCTACGGCTAAATCGGCAATATCGCCTTTCATAATGTTTACGCCGTCAACTTTTTCAATTGATACAACACTAGCAAATTGATTTGCTGGGCTATCAACAAGGGATAGTTCAAATAAATCATAATCTTTAATAATTCTAATTGGACGATCTACCTTTTCATCATATCCATCATCCCATTTATTCATAATTCCACCGATTGAAAATCCAGAAAGGGTACCGTCTAAAACCTTTTCCCAAGTATTTTGTGCTCCTTTTGAAACGTAAGCAGAAACAAAAACTCCTGAATAAAACTTCTTTGATTCGGCATCAAAGTACTTGTCTT